TTTTTTGTTATCATTATCAAAATACCAAATTATAGGCATTTCTTTATTTTCCGCAATAATTTCTTCTTCATTGAAATTCAACAATAATTTGTTTATGGCAAAAGGCTCGTACCCTTGAACTTTTATTACTTTGCCCGATGGTAGAACATAATCTTTTTTTCTGTATGCACTTTTTTGCATTTTATTATAAATTTCTGGTGTTTGCATTGCGTTATACACCCCGTATTTTTCAATACAAGTTTTCTTTAATGTCTCGATCATTTTCTTTTCATCTCTATTTTTTATAGCTTGTTCTCTATTATTGTATGGCCGCCCATGTTTCTTTATATTTGCTTCTAATGCTATTTTCATTCTAATCTGTTGTGCTTCTCTAACTGTCTCAACATTGTATTTTTCTTTTAATGTATCACTCATTTTAATCATTGCTTGATCAATTCTTTCATTATCATTTGCATAACAATTCCATGATTCTCTTCCATTTGGAGAGTGAAAAGCGTTTTCATGACCAAACTTTTTAAGATTTGTTTCTTTTATTTTATTTTGCTTGTAATCGGAATTTGATGAACATTTGACAGAACAAAATCTGTGAAATCCAGCCGAGTATTGATTAAATCTCAATTGATTTCCACATTCACATTTTGGAATTTCCGTGACATCATGAAGAATACAATAAACTCTTGTACTAATTCTATCATCAACTAAAAAAGCTGTATTTTTTAATATTTCGTGTTCCAAGTTATCTTTTCTAATTTGATATATGAAAGCATAAGATTTTTTTGTTTCGTGTAGTATTTGACAATATTGTTTGAGATCCATTATATGAATAATTCTCCTACTTGTTCTTATAAAATATTATACAAATACAGAAAAATCTTATGAACAAGAATTAGGAATTGTATAATTAAATAATAGGTTGAGCAATTATTTACCAATAATCAAGAAAAGGAATTGAATTATGACTAAGAGTAAAATTTATCTTGAGAATAAGGTGGAAAACACTGCCAGAAAGTTCGGTTCGGCAACAGAGTATTACCCTGTTAAGATTGAAAGTTCATCTGGTGTAGAAAAATGGGCTATGTTCACTATTACTGAAATCGAGGAAGCAATTACTCGTGCTGATAAAAATAGAGAAGATATTCCGCAAACTATATGGGAGAAATTATTTGGCTAATTTCATTGAAGGCAAACAATACTATTATGTGGCAACTGAGGGTTCTGGATACAGAAGTCGTTTGCGTTGTGGTACTTTGATTAGAATGACTCCTAAATGTTGTGTTCTGGAAGTTACAATGGGACAACGAAAGATGACCAAAAGAAAAGCACAAAAATATGTGTTTGAAACCGAAAATGAAGCCTTAGCTGTTTTGATAAAAACTATTAATAATCAAATTTTTGAACTTTATAACCTAGGTATTCTCGATATAGCTATGGAATATCAAACATTAGTTGAGCAATATCCAGAAAGGTTTATTTAATTTATAATTTGAGTTGTATGATTTTATCAATGAAAATTGTAAAATCATTAAAAAACTAATTTAATGGAGATAATAATGAAGTTAGAGCCACTTGGAACAAAAATAGTTGTTAAATTGGAAGAGGTTCAGAAGAAAACTGCTACTGGTATCATTATTCCAGGCAATGCTGCAGATAAACCTACAGTTGGAACAATTGTAGCTATTAACGATACAACTAAAGAAGATTTTAATGTAGATGTTGGTACAAAAGTTCTATTTGGAAAGTTTTCTGGCACAGAAGTCGAAGTTGATGGTGAAAAACTGCTGATTCTTGAGATTGATGAAGCATTTGCTATTGTGAGAGAATAAAAATGATTAAACTTAAACTAGCTAAGTGTTGTGCTATTTGTGAGTATTTTGATCATGAATGGGAGAAAGATGGTTTCTGTAGACAGGAAAGTAATAAAAACAGACAAGTTAATATGGGGTTAATTTGTAGTAAATTCAAGCAACATCAAAAATATAATAAAGAGCAAGAGCTAAAGAAATGAAAGTTAAACACGCTAAATGTTGTGGTTATTGTGAGTATTTTGACCACGAATGTATGGTAAGTGGTTTTTGTAGGAAAAAAGGTAATAAAAACAAATCAGTTAATTCTCTTTTGATTTGCAAAGGATTTAAGAAATACATATGCAGAAGTTAAAAAGAAATCCCTCAAATCATAATAATGGTTTGAGGGATTTTTTTAATCCATATCAATTTTTCTTCCACCAAGTTTCATAATAAGATTGAAAACAGTTTGAGGTGATGCTCTGCTAGGTTTCATATCAATAAATGGTTTGACATACAACATCTGTAATATTTTCGAAACAATTTCACTACAGAACCATTTCTTTTTGCTTTCCAAATCAATCTTTATAACCTGAGTCAGATAGATTCCCTTCCAATCATAACCGGTCTTCTCTTGAGCCTTTACAAATTCCCAAAACTTTATGTGTTGACTTTCTGTTAAATCCTCAACAATGAGTTCATAATAATCAAAAGTTTTATCATAAAGTTCTTGGAATGGGTGGATTTCAATACCTTTTTCAGTATGAGCACCAATCCATTTATCATCAATAGCAATCTCTACATGAAAGAAATCACTTTTTGTCCCCCATTTAGTTATTTTTGCCGCCCATCTCCAATACCATGCAATACCATCATCTGGCGTATGTTTAAAAGCTAGTATAAGTCGCATTATTTTGTAACTCCTTTTGCTAAACTACATTTTATAATATTTATATTTTTAATACAAAAAAAATGCCAAAAAGCAAAAAAAATAAGGGTCATACTTTCGCATGACCCTTATTTATAATTACCATTTCACACTGAAACGTGGGAAATTAGAAGGTGAAGGTTACGCCACCCTGGAAGATGTTATCATCATTGGTTCTGATACCACGAACAATATGATTGTCGTCAACAAGATGAACAACACCAAGATTAATGGATCCATTCTGCAAATGAGGAACCTGAGTCAATTTGTAGGTAACAGTTCCGGAAACAGTCTCAAGTCCGTTATGATAACGAGTCTTGTCATAATAACCACCAGCGAGACCACCACGAAGAGTGAAATCACCAAGAGTCTTGGAAATACCACCATCCAACCAAACATCACCAAGCTGATTGGAACGGGAAACAGTTGCATCATACTTCAAACCCCAAGGAATCAATGGGATTGGACCGGCTGCGCCAACATAAATCTCACTTGAAGAATTTAGCACTTCATCAGTACCAAGACCCAACTTCAACTCATGACCATAGACATCATGAAACAACTCGGCATGACCATTCCACTTGAGAAGAGAAGTGTCCTCGTTCATATTAAGTGTTCTGACATCGCCACCAAGACGAACAAAAAGGTAAGATACCTGACCAGTTGCCAAAAGAACAGGAGTCTCTTGATTGTCTTCTACACCACGATAAACATAACGTGACTGAACACCAGCTGTTCCGGATGCTTTGAGGCCATCAGCTTGAGCAATAGAAGGGACGGCCACTCCAAGTGCGAATGCTGCTGCTACGGCCAATAACATTTTTTTCATTTTTTTTCTCCATTTGGTACACAAATAAGTTAGAGTTAAATTTCTTTTATTTTCAAATTGTCGAAGCTCTTAGTACCATTCAAACTTCTAAATTAGGAGTTAATCCATATTACCTATTATACAAAAAATTGTATCAAACTTACAACATCAAGTGTTGTATTTTTGTCACACTTTCGTTAATTAGGTATATAAATCAGCACCTAATGTTTTTTATTTATGTTCATTTTTACAACACTTCAAGTTTTAGACTTCATGTAAGAATTTAAAAGGCTTTGAATATTGTCTGAAGTTGTTGATAAAAAAATATAAAAAATATTAATTTTTCTGGTAATTTTGTTTGAAAAACTTAGAAATGCTATAAATAAAGATAATAAGGGTAATTCAAAGAGTTCGGACCTCTTTGAAGCTGACACAATAGGAATTAAAGTCAGTTGTCCCCTTGAGACAATTATACAATAGGAAAATTATTATGAATATCTACAAAACAACTAATCTTATCAATGGAAAAATTTACGTTGGAAAAGAACTAACTCTTAAAACAGAGTATTATGGTTCGGGAATTTTAATCAACTTTGCTATCAACAAGTACGGTAAAGAGAATTTTTTAAAAGAAGTTATTGATACTGCTTCTTCTGAAACAGAATTAAATGAAAAAGAGAGATATTGGATTAAATTATTAAACACACAGGATAGAAATATTGGCTATAATATTCATGAAGGCGGTTGTGGTTGTTCGGAAGAAATTTTAAAAAGAAGAACAATAAAAGGTTATGATGGTCTAAATGAGTATCAAAGAGTGTGGGTAAATAAAACAGAAGAAGAAATGGAAAAATTTAAGAAAAAAGCTCGTATTAGAAGTATTGGCGAAAAAAATAACATGTTTGGTAAAACCCATACTGTAGAAGCAAAACAAATCATAGGTGAATACTCAAGAAAAAGAAATCAGGGTTCAAATAATTCTAATGCTAAAACTTGGGAAATAATAGATCCTGATGGAAAGCAATATATTGTTACTGGTGGAATTGTTGCTTTTGCAAAAGAACATAATATTTCTAGTTGGACTTTATCTGAGATGGCTAAAAATCCACATTACCAACCAATACAGGGAAAAACGGTTGGTTGGCAATGTAAATTTGTTTAAGTTCTATATTTTACTTAGATTTCATGTAGGAAGTCAGGAGACCATCGATATTTTTCACTCCAACTGGGTTTGCAGAGTGTGTAAACCATGTGAAGTTGGTAGGAATGATCGTCCCACCATTGTCAAGATCATGGTTGATCAACCAATGTAAGAAAATCATCGTGGTATCATCATCAGATAAATCATGATCAAATGATGCAAAAATGGGCAGACCATGGTTCTTAACGTACTCGATGGCCTCAGCAGACGAACGGAGAACGATCCACTTCCAGTCATCCGTTTTGGGCACTCTGATGTCATCGAGATAAATAGCAATGGTCACGGTTGATTCACCTTTGTGGGATTTCCGGCTTCAAATCCGGGACAGGGAAAATTTTCAGGGATAACGAATTCTTTGTCACACGCCCGATCAACAGGAATGGTTTCGTCGGCCAGGACTCGTTGTGAGCATTTGCTGCAATGTTTATCATAGAACGGGTTGCCGGCTCGGCAAAATGGAAGTGTCATCTGATGTGTCCTTGAGTTAGAGAAATTTTGTTGAATTGAATTATTATATCAAATTGTTATAAAAAATACAAAAAAATCTTGAAAACTTTTATTGTAGAATAATTATTTTATTTACCGGAGAAAATAAATGGCGTTCAAACCAACACCAGATAGAACCATTACTGATGAAACAATTGGTAAGATTTTAAGAAAAATATATCTTGATTCAAGAGTTATTCAATCAGAAGAATATTTTATACAACATACCTATACAGCTACAGATTTTTCAAGTTTAGTTACTGAAGATGTATTTAGAAGAATTGTTGGTTTTTTACCTAATCTAAAATATAAAGGTAATCCATTCGTTTTAAGTGTTGCATATAATAGAAAAGATGATAATTATGAAATAATTGCTCATAATAGTTCTCTAAATTTTAATTTACCATCAATATAAATATACTCTATAATATTAAAAACCTAAATTGTTAATTATGGAGTGAACCATGGGTAGATTAACAGAAATTTTACACGAACAGATTGAAGGTGCTGTTATTGATGCGGCTGATTATAAAAAGTATTCAGATGCCGGTAATTTGTTCAGATTGATGATGATTACTAATCCGGACCAACAAATACCACAAACCAGTAATAGAGGATTGGTTTCCAATATGATTACTGGGCAAGATCAAGCTGCTGTTAAAAAACTACAAACATATTTTAATACTGTTAATAAAGCACTGCAAGATGGTAAAAATCCATCAATAGCTGAAAAGAAAAGTTTCTTTGTTGCATTATTAGATTTGTTATTACCAATGACTAAAGATAATGCTTTATTAAGAAAAAGCACTACAATTGCTTCAGCATTTGCTAGCGGTGGAGCATCTACAGTATCAGCAAAGAGAGCAGCTGTTGTTGCTATTGGTAAAGGTTTATTATCAAATACTGAATTGAATCTTACTGGTCCTGATAAAAATGTTATTAAAGGTTTTATAATTGGTTTTGAGGCTATGGTAGATCAAGCTGGTGAAGTAGCACAAGCGGCCCAACCAACAGTTGCAGTGCCAGAACCACCATTAATGCCACCAAAACCTATTGTGCAAGATGTACCACATGTGGCTGCACCAGTTATACCAGAACCTGTTATACCTACCGTATCAGTTCCACCACCAGCAGTTATACCAGAACCTGCTGTACCACCACCCGCTACATCATTAGCCGCAGAAGAAGATAAATCTGATCCAGTAAAAGAAAAATTGGCTAAACAAACTATTACAGAAGTTAAAAAGGCTTTAGAAAATACTGATGCAATCATTGCTGCTAAAACAAAACCACCAGAAACATCTTTAGAAATAAAGAAAATGTTGACTAGTAATAAAACTGCTGATATATTTCACGTTAATTTACAAGGCGATAATGCAGCTATTAATAAAGAAGTAAATGCTTTTATTACGAAATTTTATGATGATCAGGTTAAGCAGTATGGTAATAATTACGATGCAAATTTCGCTACTCAATTTGTTAGTGATATTTTGAAATCTATAGATAATGTAAAAGTTGAAAGACCAGATAAAAAAAATGGTGGTAAACTTCAATTAAATGCCCTTAGATTATTTTGGTCACAAATGCGAATTTCTGCAGGTAAAGATAAGTATGGTGATATGTATGTTGATGTAGATAACAGTGTTAAAGATGCTGATCCAGGACATAGTGATGTATTAAATCTTGCATATGTTATTAGAGGATATGATAAGGGTAATAGAGAGGCTCATACCGATTTTGTTCAAATTCCGGCTGCTTCACAAAGTAGTGGTATTAACAAAGAATTGTTTAGAAGATCATTAGAGTTATACAAAGCCATCGATGTTAAAAAAGTAGATTTATTAGCTAATATTGATGTTGGTGGATATGCTTGGTTTAGATATGGTTTTGTTCCAAAGAATTACGAACAAATTGAAAAAATTTCACAATGGATGGATGGAGTATCTGGATCAGTTTTGATGGCATTGGGAAATAAAGATGGTCCAATTATTGCAGACCATATTAAGAAAAATACTAAGACAATGACTAAAGAAATTCAAAACTTGATTGACCTTGTTGCTAAAGGTAAAACTCCTGAAGCTGAAAAAATAATACCATTGTTGTTTGGTAACTGTTCGATCGAATTTCAAATGACTTATGATAATCCAAAAAAATTCAAGACATTACCTGAAGACGTTGCTGTAAAAAACTTCAAACCTGTTGGTGCTACCAGAAGCGGTACAAAATATGCAATTTCATATAAGGCGCTATTGAGTTTGAATGCGATGAAGGACGTTAAAGGTTATTCAGTTATACCAATGTTATTTCTTGGTATGGAGAATAGTTTAGAGTGGGAGGGTGAGCTTGACATGAAGGATCTTAGCAGAACCCACGCTTATCTGAATGCTCAAAAATAATTTCGACTTTGTGAATTTTTTGTGATATAATATAGTAAAGGAGAAGATAATGACAGACATTGAAAAATTAAGAGGCAAAGGTCCATTTGCAATGGTTGATGGTAAAGCGTCTGATCATGAAATCTGGGCTGCCGATATGGATCCGGAAACTGAAGCCAAATATGACGATCTCATGATGATATTCCGAGTAAACAATTTGGCCAGAGAGGAACTCGCAAGAAGAGAAGGAAAACAAGGTCTGACGACCGAAAGTTTGCTGGTTGAGCTAGAAAAATTAGAAAAAATGGGGATTCTCTAATTTTTTCCTTGCAAATGTAAAAAAAGATTGTATAATATAGATATGACTCTTAGAAAGAGGCATAAATAACAATATCTTTCATACTCGGGAGGATGACTATCTAAAGTTTCTTTAGCTGGCATTAACAAATGTGAGAGGTGGATCCAGTTTACCACACAATGCCCGCATAGCTCATCTGGTAGAGCAGCTGCCTTGTAAGCAGCAGGTGGGGGGTTCAAGTCCTCCTGCGGGCTCCATATTTTGTTCCCATTTAGCTCAGTTGGCAGAGCAAGGCGCTGTTAACGCCTGGGTCCGGGGTTCGAGTCCCTGAATGGGAGCCAATTTTTTTCTCCACAGATATGATAAATATCATATACCCTACTAGGAGAAGGATGATAATGACTATAAATATTGAAGATATAAAAGAATTTGAATTGACTGATGAAGATGACGCAATGTACGCTTGTTCCAGAGATACATTAGTGACATTGGTTGATCATGCTGCTATGATACATGGACTGAAACCAATTACCGTGGTTTCTGATATTAACGCATGGATTGAGTTTTATGATAAAGAGAAATGCGCCGAAATATTCCAGAAGTTGGTCAAACAACTTGATGGAACAACTTTTCTCACTAATTACCATGTAATCAATTATGATGGCCTTGGCGCAGATGAGGCTCATTTCATTTGTCGCGATAAAAGACTTTACGCCAGCGTTGTAATGATTTACTGTACTCATGTTGATGGTGGTTGGAGCATTATGGTTGAGGTACACACCGACAAGTTTGTCGCAACTCATCAGAATGACTTGCTAAAAATCACAACTGAGAATAAGCCTTTTCCTCTATAACCCCGATTTAATAACAAAAAACCTGTGTTTTTTCAATGAGTTTGTGGTCAATAATTTCAAAAAACCTTTGATTCGTGTTTGGATTTTTTAATGATCCCAAATTCTCTACAAAAGCCCCCGTCTTGAGATAATCTAACGACCATACAAAATCTTGTGGAAAGTACGAAAGGTTTCTTCCGGTATATAAACATACCTTTAGATGTAAACTTTTGACATATTCCATTAGTGGAGTTAATGCTTCCATGTTCCAATCGCCACCAAAGAATAACACACAAGAAGTATGTTTGAATTTTTTCAAAAGTCTTTGCAATTCAGCAATTGTCAATTCAGTACCGTAATCTGGAGGATATGTTTCGGTACTGTGACAACCTTTGCATCTGAGTGGACAACCAGAAATGGATAGTGCCAGGGAAATCTCTCCTGGCACATCCTGAAATGTTTGTTGTGGATGTGAATAATATATGTTCATTGTACTTACTTTAATTACATATCGATGATGTTACATTACATCTCTTATTTTGTTTATCATAATATCTTAGCTTATGTTCTTTTTGTCTTGCTTCACTAAAGGCAGAAACTCTTTTCAAATATCCAATGATTCTTGTTCCATGATCAATGTTTTTAGACATGCATTTTGGACAAATATACAAAGTTTTCTTATCAATGTTATTGCATTCATTACAAATTGTAATCTTTACATTAACACACCAATAATCACAACCTTCAATAGCAGCAACATCAAGTAACTTCTTAAATGCTTCTTTTGTCGGAGTCTCTTCTAAATTACAATGGTAAGCACTACCACCATCAAGATATTGCATAAATTCTTTACCGTGAAGTTGGAACTTTTCTGTAACAGAAATAGTATCATCTTCCACAAGATACATATAGGAATTATAGCAATCACGATTAACTTTATAACCGTCTTTCTTGTCCCACATTGCGTTTTTAACACCTAAGTTTTCTGCTGGAACAAATTCAGTATTAAACTTATATTTGGTAACAGATGCCATTCTTTTGTTTTCATCAGAAATGGTTTTGAGTAATTTCGACGAAAACTCCATATAAGCAGTGTTCACACTAATTTCTAAACCCAAAGACTCAGCTGCTTCAACCAAACCGTTAATACCAACAGTCAAAAATTGTTTATCGATGAAAATGAAACCTGCATCATATACGGGTAATAACCCTTCTTTTTTATACCTTTCTATTAGATGTCTGTAAGCAATCTGATATTTGTGGATTTTATGAGTTTGTTCTCTTACAGCTTCAAAAATATCTTGGTCATTTCTTACAGCATTTTGAATCAATCTATTGAGATTGATTGTAATTACGTTGATAGAACCGGTTGCTACTCCACCAGCACCTAATGAATAACTAAACTCATTGATTTGATCTGAAACATCATTTTTCAATCTACAGCAACTTGACAAAGCATACGCATTTTTGCTCATAAAAATAAAGAAAGAATTTCCTTCTGATAACTCTTGTGTTAAATGGTCTTCAAAATCTTTATCAACCATAGTTGTTCCATCTGTCAAGCATGCAACGGTAACAACCGGATAGGTCAAAATAGATACCATTCTTTCCTTGTTAAACCATTTCATGAAAAACCGTTGTAATTTGTCGAGTGATTCATAGGATGGTCTAGTTCCTTCTAAATCTGGAAAAACAAAAGAACCGAACATTGCTTCAAAATACGGTCTATCATAAATAGAAATATTCCAAAAAACAGATTGATAGCCTCTAGCTGCGGCCGGTTGATTTAACGAATACACGACATGCTGAAAAGACTCTTGGATTTCTTTTTTATGTGTTGTCAAATAATCATCACCAAAATCTTTTCTGGAAAAATAATCAAAGTACATCAACCATTCGACTGTAGCAACTGCTCCAGCAAATTGAGATGAGGTAGCATAAACAAAATTAATAAACGAACCACAAAATGATGCTAGATGTTTTGGAGCTTTTGACTCTCCACCCAATTCGGTAACACCATTTAACAGAAATGGGTACATTGATACAGAAACACAATAAGGCTTCAATGAAGTCTCATCATGAGTATAAATTTCGTGTTTTTCTAATTGACTGATATATTCGTGAGACAATTCTGCCCCGTAAAGATTTTCGATTTCTTGTCTCAATAGTTCACGATTGATTTGAATGTTAATATCTTTATGGAGTTCTGCCTCCATAGTAGCAATATTTTTTGTTTCGACATTTGCATTCGCATCGAAGACAGATCCTTCAGCAGCATTTGATGATTTAATATATTTTTCAATGAAGGAAATCTTTTTTTGCAATTGAGTCTGGTTTAGCCTTACCATATACGCCTCTTTTGTTGAATTGACTTTTGTATTATTTAGTGTCATTTTACAATTCTTCGCCCAAAAAAAACTCGTTATTCTATTGTAAGTTTTTGAAAACTAATGTCAATTATACATAAATATAGATAAAAAAAATAGGAGATAAGAAATGATTGAACTTGCTGGTGTTAAATATTATACAGCTCAAGAAGTGGCTGAAAAATTGAATTTGTCACTTGGAAGAATTGCACAACTGCGAAAAGCTGGAAAATTGAAATTTATTCAAATCAGTGAAAGGAAGTTCCTTTACACAGAACAAGCATTAAAGGACTACATATTATTTAGTGCCTTCTGATGCTTTTTTTTGCAATTTTTTTGTAAATAATGAATAAAAAATTGTTACTCTGGAGATTTTAAAATGACTGCATTCAAGAGTAGTAAATTAAATTGCTGGGAATACAAACAATGTGGACTACAAGAAGGTGGTAAAAATGCTGAAAAGCAAGGAGTTTGTCCTGCTTCTATAGTAAATCCAGAAGAAGGTATAAATGGAGGAACACATGGAGGAAGATTATGCTGGACACTTAATAACACAAAATGTATGAATAAAACTGAAGAGGGTCTTTCAAGTTGCATGAATTGTGATTTTTATAAGCTTGTTAGACAAGAAGAAGGGTATCAGTTCGTATTGGTAAACACTAAGAGAAAAACCAAATTTTCCAAAAAAACCATAATATTTGATATTGGTAAAAAATTCACATATATGACGGTTTCAGAAATTGAATGGAAATTTATTAAAGCCATTATATGGAATAGAAGCATTGATGTAGTCTTGGATTTTAAAAATACAGAACAAATTGATGATAGTGCACTTGGTTTATTGCTGACTTTTAGACAATATCTGGATAAAGGAAATTGCGAAATACCGATTATCAATGCTTCTAAGCACATTAGAAAAATCATTGAAAAGGCTAATTTTGATAGACTGTTTAAGGTAGAGAAAACAAACGAGTAAGAATAAATAACTTGTATAACAGCGAGGAAATCTTATCACTCGGAAAATGTTGTGATTTTACAACCTTAAATTTACCATAAAAACTTTCTTATTTTTCTATGGTTTTAGAATAAATTAAAGCGTTGTAATCAAGAAAAATAAAAACAACTATAAATAAAACAAAACAATTACAATTTATAGAGGAATACAAAAATGAATAAACCACCACATGGTAATGATTTTAGAAAATTGAATTCTCATTTTGAAATGCTTAAAGGGAAAGCACAAAATGACCCTAATATGACAATTTTTATCAATGCAGGTACTGCATGGATTAATGGTAAAATGGTGGAGTACGTTGGCGGAAATAGTCCTGAATTTACTAAGCCTTCAGCTGGCGCTAAATAGGTTTTAGTTTCCCTTAACGATCTTGGCGGACTTGTTATTACTAATGGTGAAGAGTCACCTAGTCCTTCCGCACTCCCAGCACTTCCAAGTCTTAATCTTCCAATTTTGACTATCTATCTTAAAGATTCTGATACAAAGATTACAGAAGATATGATTTTTGATATTAGACCTATTTTCGATACTCATTATATCGCAAATCATAACCTTATTGCAAATAGATCAGAAGCCGATTCTCATCCAATGACTTCGATTACCGGATTGTTAGACAAACTTGCTACAAAACCAGATGTTCTTCAAATGAATACTGAATTAGCAAGCAAAGCTGACAGTGATGGAACTTCTTCAGCAGTATTTACCCTTAACACTGCTCATACTGGTGCTCCTGCATCTGATATTTCGATTGAAGTTAATCGTGGTTCAGAATCAAATGTAGCTATTAGATGGAATGAAACAAAGAATAATTGGCAGTATACCAATAATGGTGCAGATTGGTTTTCCATTGGTTTTGAAGGAGCATTTCCTTTAGCCACCGCCGGAACAAGAGGTATTGGAAGACTTTCCGTTGCTGCTGCAAACGCTGAAGAGCCAGTTGTAGTTGGTGACAATGATCCTAGAATCGTTGCAGTTGCTGGTAAAGCTGAAAGTGTTCATGCTCATACAGAAGCAGATGTTCCAGGTATTGACAAATATACTAAAGCAGAGACAGATGCAGCCCTTTCTGGTAAAGCAGCTCTTTCTCACAGCCACGCAGACAAATCTAATGTTGGTCATGGTCATGTAGAAGCTGATATTTCTGATCTTGACAAATACACCAAAGCAGAAGTAAATGCAGCTGTAGCTACAAAAGCAAATGTTGCACATACTCATGCAGAAGCAGATGTTACCAATCTTGACAAATACACCAAAGCAGAGACAGATGCAGCTCTTGCTGGTAAAGCAGATACCGCACACAATCATGCAGACAAAGCTAATACTGCTCATTCTCATGGAGAAGCCGATATTTCTGATCTTGACAAATACACCAAAGCAGAAGTAGACACCGCTTTGGGTGGAAAATCAAATACTGGCCATAGTCACACCGACAAAGCTGATGCAGTTCATGCACATGTAGAAGCTGATATTACTGATCTTGACAAATACACCAAAATCGAGACAAGTGCTCTTATTGACCAACATTTTGCTGTTCTTAGTCAAAAAGTTGACCTCATTGAGACAAGCGATATCGAAGTTTCTGATAATACAAAAGGTCTTATCATCAAATCTCCTAATGGAACCCGTTACAGAGTTAAAGTAGGTGATGATGGTACTCTTTCAACAGAACTCGTTGCACCATAAACCTTTTATAATCAAATAAAACTCTCTACCGCAAGGTAGAGAGAAAATAATCTCAGACATGAAAAAACCCTCAAAACAAAATTTTGAGGGTTTTTTAATTTAAAGGGATTTACGTTCTTTTACGCTGTTTTCAAATTCTGTTGTCAACATAACAAGACCGGCAGTACCACTTATTACTTCTGCGTCTTTATCACTAACAACTGTATATTTTGCTGTGTCGGCATATGTTAATACTTCCGTTGACTCATCTTGAAGATAAAACTTAATCGATATTTTACCGGCTTTGAACGCATCTATGAATGGATTGACAGCCGTATCTTGATCAGCTTTTTTTACTCCAGGTAAATGATTTAGTTTTATAATCTTTGCGAGATTTGTATCAAGGGCCTTTTGTAGACTTATTGATTTTGGTATTGTTATACTTCCTGCACTATTGTTTACATCATTAAAATCGACGGAAAATGCCTTTCCGGGCTTCTTCCAGGCGGCTTCAAATCGTCTTTCTTCAGCACTTCTTACTGCTTCAAGTAACAAATCTCTTAATTTCATTTTCTCCATGTTAAAATCATTTTTACTTTATTTATTCTTCAAAATAATTTCTCGCAATAAAAAACCCAACCGAAGTTGGGTTTTTTGTTTTTGAATTTTGTTTTTTATTCTTTATGTTTTATGCTTTTTGGTAATTTTCTGGTAAACCACTTGCATCTTTACCACAAAGGTAAATATCGGTTCCTTCAATAACGATATACGTACCGTATTTGTGTCCTGAGGTATGCTGTGTACCCCAACTTTTCTTAATACCATTTTTGTTTATCATATCTTGGACTTCTTTTGAAGCCTTCTTCAAATCAACCATGCTTGTTTTTGCATTTCCTTGTGATTTAAATTGAATGCTTGGAAACATTTTTTTCAATGCTGGATCGCCGGAACATGCATCTTTATATTTTGCTAATGCTTTTGCGCTTGGTGCATAAACATCTTTACCACCATCTTGTACTGCCAAAACACCTTCTGAATTGTTTGAACCAATGTACTTCATAATGGCTTCTACAGATCCATCGGTAACTCCATCAAAGGTACCTACTTTTGCTAATTCTGCTGGTGAAAGTTTATCTGCAGTAATAAAACCTGTGCATTTTTTTACAAATGTTTCTGTTGGTAAATCTTTAACCATTGGGTAAATTTCTTCCGATGGAATCTCGGATTCAACCAATCTTACCAAATCTGCTAATTTCATAATAATAACTCTTTGTTGATATGTTTTGTTTTATTTATATCACAAAAAATAATTTTTAGTAATTCGGAATATGATTTTTAGAAACTTTTTCTCAAAATTCTGTTACTGTTCTACATCCGAATAACTTAAAGAATAATTTCATTTTAACACCGGTTTTCCAAATACAGATTCTAACTTTGTTTTTCCGCCTGTTGGAAGAGAGCGTTTGTACGATGATCCATCATCTGATAATTCTATTTCTGGATCGTTGAATAGTTTACGAATTAAATCAACATCTTTTAATATTGGACACCCTTTATTCACCAATTCCAAACGTGAAAAGAGGGGAAGATTTCTCTTCCCCTCTTTTGTTCTACTTAGCCTTACAGCTCTACTGCTTCGATCTCCTTGATAAGGAAATCCTTATCTGACCACAACTTTGGAATTACCTGAAGCATGGTGTCACTGAAACCGGCAACCTCGAACACATCTGCGGTCTTCTCCAGATCAACCGGGCTACCTTTGCCGTAACCAACGAGATTCCAAAACAGCACCTTCACGTTTGGATTGATATCCTGGCGATACTGACCAATGTAGTTGTTGACCTGATCAGCCATATTTCCAGAATTATAACCATAACCCATACTATACAACTGCATGTCGGTGAAAATGACAATCTTGTCAACAAAGGTCTTGGTCTTGAGCAACTCTCTCAACGGAGCAGCCACATCGGTTCCACCACCCCGAGTGTTGACATTCTTGATGAAGTCGAAAGGAGACATATTTTCCACATCCCGCTTGGTGCAGGTATCTGCCCAAGTGTAGAAGAGGCATCTGTCCGAATCCAAACCGACCTTCATAGAAGCTGCCAAAGTCTTACCGATGTAAAACGGCATCTTCTTGTCTTCCTTGCTACCGTAACCAGAGCTACCCATTGAACCGGACTCATCAAGCAGAATAGCGATCTTCTCACCATCTTCAACGATGTTGGTGTTACCGGCAGACAATGCAAATGCCCGTTCAAGAGCCTTCTTCACCATCTTCTTCTTGAACTCATCAATGTTAAGCTCACTGACAACAGCCCAAGCATCAACGAAACGGAAAGGAAGCAACATGGACTTCTTCACACGGCCCGGATCGGTGACAAGATTGCACCAAATCTTCAAATCGTTTTCAGAAATTCCGCCCTCAAGCAGATTGCGGATATTCTTCACCAATGCCATGTAACCCATCTTACCGGAACGAATCTGATCCATGTAGGCATCAACACGATCCTCACCGGTCTTTCCAGCGTTGATAGTCTGAGCAGTTTCGATGGCCTCCAACTTATCCTCGATAACTCGCTGAAAAATGGTCTGATCTTCAAAGTTTGCAGGAGAAGGGTGAACCATCTTAACAACATCCTTCAGCTTCACAACTGAACCAGTACCGGCATACTTGCGGAACTGATACTCATCGAACTTGGTTTCCAGAGCAGTCTTCATAGCTCTACGAAGAGAGTTAGGAAGCATCTTGCCCTTATTCCGAGTGTTCCACAGAGCAACAACCTCAGTCATGTCGTCAGGACGAACAAATGACTTCACAAAGGCCGGACGCAAAAACTCCTTACCCTTCACCTTCTCAGCAAGCAAGCCAGCGAGGAAGTGAGAAACAGAGCGGAGACGACCCTCATTGCGGGTGTAAACCATTGCCTTTGCAAGAAACTTTGCATCGTTTTCACGATTGTCTCTTTCGGCGGTGGACACCAAAGCCTCAATGCGGGCAATGCGATCCTTTTCAGACTCGTAGTAGGAATCTTCGCCGTTCAACATGGAGTTGAGAACGACTGTAGTAATTTCCTTCTGGAGTGGACGGGTATAGGAAACTCCACCAGCCATGTTGGTCTGTACGGCAACAGGAGTAGGAGTTGAACGACGAGTAGTGTTAGTGCTGTTGAACTTAGCCATCAGACGGTTTCCTTTTTAAAAGTTGTTAAAGTTGTTTCAGGTAATACGGTTATTATATCAAAAAACAATAACCAAGCGGCAAGAATTTTAAAAAAGTTACGATGAAATCTAAATTGGGTTCCTCTGACACATCAATGGGTTTTATTGAAGGAGGTGCGTCTTATGCCTTTTGATGTTTGTTTTTTGTGTCGAGAAAATACTTTTATATTTTCATTCAAACTTGGTTGGATAAGAGAATCCCATCACCAAACGACTTCCTAGTGTTTTTATTAAACGATGTAATCAATTTATGTAATTCGTAACTTTCCGAAATATGTTATTAATCAAATCCGCTATAAACAAAACTACTAATAAAGAAATTATAAATGTTGACCATTCAAGAATGCTTATTAGTATTTTTGCTAAAAAATTTTCTTCATCATTGAATTTCATTTTACAATTTTACTTTTATTTTATCTTTCATTTTGTCAATTAATTCGGACAATGAAAAATATTTTAAGTCTGTTTTCTGAAAATCTTCAGTTAAGCTATCAATATAATGTTTGAGTGCTTTTTCTGCATTATCGAAAACTTTATACTGATTATGATATTTGTCAAAAAGTTCTAAAGCTCTTGGAAAATCTTTTCTTGCAATAGCCATTCCAATATTTTTAGTATATGTAGCAACACATTCTAAACCTAATAATGCTCCACCCATGTAAACACGTTGGAGCGGAAATTCAACATTCTCAAATTTGTTTTCTTCGAAATGCTGAATTAAAGTTGTATTGCTTTCTTTAAGCATCCCAAATAGATGCCACAATTTTTCATAACAATCAAATCTTACATCTTCAAAATTAAGAGTTTCATATGCTTTTTGAATATGTGCATCACAAAATGTTTTGTAATTAAAATGATTGTGTAATTTTTCAATCTCATACATAAAAGGAAAACCTTTCTAAACAAATAATACATTTGTTGTATTATATCTATTTATTTGTAAAGGCATTTTTGATTATGGTGGAGCTGTGGGGAGTCGAACCCCAGTGTAAAATCACTTCCATTGAAATTTCGTTTACAAGTTTAGCCCATTTTTCAATTACTCATAATCTGTGACAAACAGGCGCATCTGATTACGAGTTGGTTATCTTGATTTTCATGATTCGGTCATCAACCATTCCGAACCCTTATCTAAATTTTGTTGAACCTATTGCAATTTGGTAATTAGAGAACCTCCTTGCTAGGCATTCCAGACTCTTCCTAAGAAGAAAGAGGTTTAAGCAGTGGCCATCGCCGACTGTGGAATATAGAGTTTAGCACCTGCATTTATTTTTTTTCGACAATTATAGCTTGTCACACTACTTGCAATTTCAATTTCTACGACCCTATCGAAACCATTTCAGCCCCATATTGAAGGAAATAGTTGAGAGAAACCATTTCCTCTCTTCTATATATACAATTATACAAAAAATAATCCATTTTTGAATTTTTTTATCAAGCTAAGAAATTATTTTTTCAGCGTTGATAAAAGTAACGGAATTCGGAGATGTATCGTTTACTTCTCCGATATGAAATGCCTTTTCGCCCAATTTAATTGCCTTATTGATGACATCGGTGCAATCGTTCTTATCAACAATCAAAATCATGCCAATTCCACAATTAAATGTTCTAAACATCTCATAATCAGTAATATTTCCTAATGCCTGAATAAAACTGAAAATTTCTTGTCTTACCCATGTTGAAACATCAATAGTAGCACCCAAATTACTTGGAATGATTCTCGGAATATTTTCTTGAAAACCACCACCAGTAATATGTACTATTCCCTTAATATTGAATTTTTTGATCAATGTTAATATGGTTTTAACATAAATTCTGGTTGGTTCAAGAACCCATTCGCCAATAGTTTTTCCTGCAAATTCGTTATTGTAATCTATTGCGGGTTCACCATAAAACAATTTTCTGATTAGTGAATAACCATTGGAATGTGGACCAGTTGAACCTAATCCAATAATTTGATCGCCTTTTTTAATGGTCGAACCATCGATAATTTTATCTTGATCAACAATTCCAACACAAAAACCAGCTAAATCATACTCATCGGCTTGATAAAAGCCTGGCATTTCTGCTGTTTCACCACCAATCAATGCGCATCCGGCTTGTTTGCATCCTTCTGCGATTCCTTCAATAATTTGTGCTGCTTTTTCTGCATCCAATTTACCAGTTGCGAAATAGTCCAAGAAAAACAATGGTTCTGCACCCTGAACAACAATATCATTTACTGTCATCGCAACAAGATCAATACCAACTGTATCGTGTTTATCCATTATGTTGGCAATCTTTAGTTTTGTTCCAACACCATCTGTGCCAGAAACAAATACAGGATTTGAATACTTTGATAAATCTGGTTTGAATAACGCTCCAAATCCTCCAATATCTGATTTTACTTCTGGTCTAAAAGTTGATTTAACACTTTGTTTGATAATTCTTACAAGTCTATTTCCTTCGTCAATATCGACCCCAGAATCTTTGTATGTGACCGATTTCATTAACTACATTCCTTAACCATAGAGTTTTTACTATTAGTCATATTCTACAATTATTAGAAGGTTTGGGATTTCTCCCAAACCTTTTTTAACCATCATCCTCGATCATCTTCAATTCACGCTCAAAACCAAGGTCTCGCAGATAAGTACGAGCACGCTCCAATCTACGAGTCTCAAACAAAACATCCTTGACAATCCGATCCTTCATTGCCTCATAAGTATTGTTCTGAAACAAAACAGTCACAAACCGAAACAACGTATGCTTGTTATACGTGATAGCAAAAGTCTTTCGATCACCGTTGTAGTTGGCATTGAAGAAATCAAACGCTTCGGTTGCTCTCTTGTTGACATTCGCTACGATAACTTCGGTCAAATCGTTGATAAATGACCGCTCTTCGTAAGCGTCAACAGGAATGTACGCCAAAACATCGTCAATCGTCTCTCCCAATACTTTGGCGATGAGCTTGTGCTCCTTCAACCCATCGGTCAAGAGACCATGAATTTTTGCGTACCAAACCGTTTTTTGCTTTGCCATCTTCCCGTTTGAAAAAGTGATGACAACTCCTTCTTTATTTTCAATGTGTTCTGAAGAAATCATCAAGAGTTCTAGAATATTCATAATTTGACTCCTGTGCTGTTGAGTACGTTATGATATTATATCACATTTTTTTAAATTTGCAATTTGAATTATGCCATCTTAACAAATTACCTTTATTTGTCTCGGTATCACAATGTTCACATTTATATGTTTTTTCAGGTTTTCTTGTGTAACCCTTCCACCACCCAATATCTAAATATTCTGTAAGCAGATCTGGTTTTATTCTTTTATTATTCAACCCATTAGTTATTGGTATTAATTCTGACAATTGTTTTTTTGTCTCTTCAGTTTTTTTCGTACCTTTGAGAGCCAAGCTTATTTTCTCTCGGTATGCTTTGTTTTTCATTGGATTATTTTCAGTTCGAATTTTTCTTAATTCTTCTGCTTTTTCTTTACCCATTATTTCTTCGTAAGTTTTTCCTTTTGTGTGATGATCAGTATTTTTATAATAGTTTTTTAATGACATTGACATTTTTTCTAATTGTTCTTGTGATGGCACAACTCTAAATCCATTTGCGTATCGGTGTTTTGCCTTATTTGAAATAGTTTTCTTAGTTTCATCATTATGGTTTACAGGTATCCCGGTGGTATCAAATCCGGTTGATGTTTGAATAGCTCTATTAAAAAATTCATTGTTTGACGAAACATTATAGATATTGTGTAATTCTATTTCGTGTTCTAATGCTTCTTTTCTAGTATCGAATATCTTGATTACTTCTTTTTTAAAAATATTTTTCCCATGTTTTTTAATAAGTGCTTTTATAGTTTTAGAGGAACTAATATAATTTGAATCTTCTTGAGGTTTAACAGATGTAGTTCTGACACCAATGTAATATTTTCTTTCATCTATTGGTGTCAGTATAGTTAATTTGTATGTGTAATGATAAAGCATTTTAGTATATCCGTTTATCTTTATTTATACTAAAATTTGCTTTGCACGGCTATTTAACGGATAAAAATGCAAGTTTATTTTAGGTAATTCAAGAATTCTTCCAAAGAATTGAATTTTAAATCACCAAGTATTGCTCGGAGTTCATCAGCATTGTCAAACTTGTCAGCAATCGCTCTGATTTCTGCCAGATTCTCTTGTGCAGTCGTCAAAACTCTGAACTCCTTGACAAGCTCGTTGTCGTAAATGTTCAGGTACTCACCCGTTGCTTCAACACGCAACTGCAACAGACGCAGTGAAGTTTCTTGGTAAGAAAGAACGATTTTGTTCAACGGTGATACAATTTCAAACAACGCCGCTAAACCCTTCTCTAATGTCTTTAGAATAAAGGCTTTTAGACGAGCATCATTTTCCACAACCTTCATCGCAATTTCAGCCTGCTCAGCCTCCAAAGAAAACTTCGTCTTTGCTCGCAGTTCACCGTTCAGAATAAAAAACCGAATAGCTGATCCGTCTTCCTTATTGGCAACACGCTCAACTTCCAAATCCTTCAAATCATCGTACATCCAGGAATTCTCCTTTACGTCAGTAGGCAGAATTTCCTTTTGCAGTGACTTGATGGTAAACATCGTGCCAGTCTCTTCCGTTCCACGATCATATAAGCCAACAGTCTGACCAAGCTTCAAATCGATGGCGCGGTACAACTTCTCATCAGCATCAGCGTACAACTGATTGATGTTGATCTTTTGAGTTGCGCCATTGATCGTCAATTGCATCCAAGTGACATCACTTCCGGCTGTCTGATTTACATTAAAGAACTTATCCAAGAAAAGATGACGCTTCCATGCTCCATCACCCTCACGGATGAACATGATGCCTCTCAGCTCACAAAGATTGCCCTTTCGGCGAGTAATGTTCATTGTTCGGTTTCCTCTTCAATCTTTAGACCAAACGCAAACTTCGACAGAAAATCAAAACCCAAAGCTTCGAGTTCGGTGTCTGTCATATCTGCGGCCTTTTTTCCATTGATGACAGTTTCACCGTAAATGATGATGGTTTCACCATCCTTTTCGAGTTCAATCATGTCAGGGAAAAAATCACCGGCAGAAGCCAAAAAGTACGTGCATTGGGCAATGGTAGAATTTCCGATAACTTGAGTCTTCATCTTGAAACACTCAACAGTGTTACAAATTTCTCTTACTTCATCATAAGTTAATTGCATGATCTTTCACTCCGGTACAACTGTTTATCCTACAATCATTATACCAAAATTTACGAAAAAATGTCAAAAAAATTATTATGAATTAAGTATTTGGTAGTGTGGTTAAAAAATAACCACACTATGAGAGGTTTTTATATCTTATACACCAAGAGGTTCACCAGCTTTTTTTCTGAGGTCTTTAATCAATTCTGCTTGGACTTCTTCTTTTGTTAATGTTCTTTTAACTTCCATAACTTCCATCATTTCATCATGCTTCTTGAGGAGTGCTAGTTCAGCATCATTAGTGGCAATTGCATTCTCTGATTTTCCTGTTTCTCCTTGCGACAATGGAGCATTTCCAGTACCAGGAGGTAAACTCTCATCAACCGTGTCGGGTGTTACGGAAAACTTGTTAATGTATGGATCTGCTATATTGTATATCGGCATAACTTTAGTAATTGTGAGGTATTGAAGAATTGGATCTTCTTCTGGCAAGATTTCTTCTCCTCCAGGTGCTCCATTTTCTGTATCAATTTCAGTTATATTAGGATCATAAGCATATTCATCAAAATGAGTTGTAAATCTGGAATGTGAATCATCTGGATGTTCCGCAGTAATCATTGCAAAATGTTCTGATAACCACTTATCATCATATCTGTTTAGATGATCTCTTAAATCCTTTAATGTCATTGCACCGGCAGCAGGCCTAACAATCATATCATATTCTTTAACTTTTTCATATCCAACAGTTTGTTTAGCAAGCCAAACCGTTGCATGTGCTTTTGTTGGTGGCTTAAAAATACCATATTCATTAGCAAATATGTAAGCCATACAACGCATATTTTTTTTCAAGATGGAAGGATGCATCGGATGTTGAGATGGAGCAATAGGACTATGACCAATTACTTCGTCTCTAGGTTTATACATTGTTGTCAAAACAAACAAATATGGAATATTTTGTTCTTGTGAAGGTCTTGGATCATTTAGATCTGGTGGTGATTCTTCTTCAGGACGCCAGATTCCAATAAACTTTGCGTAATAAATGTCTGTCCATATCTGAACTCTAACTTTTTTATCTGCCATTTTTATTATCCCATTAAATAAAATGTTTTCTCTTTATTAATTCTACATTTTTTCAAAATCAAAACAAAAATAATTTTTCAAAAAATCTGTTCTAAAAATAAAAAAATCCCTGATTCGGGTAAATCAGGGATTAACAACCAAAAACATTTACCAAATGAAAATTTATTACACTGGTTGAATTTTTCTTCCGTTCCACATTACAAGCAGAGTATCTCTAAAATTGTATGCTCCTCTATGTGTGACATCATTTCCCCATGGAGCAATAGTTTTGTATTTTTCTTGTGCTTCAGCATTATCAGCAATAAAAATACTGAATGTATCTGCCTGTGGTTGAACAGATACTTCACTAGGCTTTAGACCAAAAAACGCAGCAACTCTTTCTCTACTAGATTGATCAATTTGTGGCTTTGGTAGTATATTTTTTCCCCTGATCATAATATTATATCCTCGTCAAAAGCAATTTTAATTTATTTATACTTGAGTAGACAAATATAATTTTCTTCTCAAGTACAATAAATTGTTGTCAATCAAGGAATAAACCTTATTTTTACGCAGTTGCTTCAGTAGCCACAGGAGCTTCAACTTCCTCAAGATTTGCAGTCTCTTCAACCAATTTGCCAACCAAAGTCTGCTTTGCCAAATTCATAATGCTGATGTCCAAAGAAAGCTGATTCATACGGCCTTCAACCTTCTGAAGATCACTCAAAATAGCCTTAGCGGCATCAGTCAAATTGTCGGCATTGTAATGCTTGTCATCGATGCGGATAGTATTGATATTCATGTTGTTTTCCTTCTCTCTATTTTTAAGGGTTAATACTGTGAGTTAATTTTACAATAATTCTTTTATAGAATACTAATAAAAACGACGACAACAAAAATAATTAGAAATTCAATTTGGTGATAACCGAATCTGCTGTATTGTTCCATCACAAAAGCGGTTATACTATTTTTGAATTTTTCAATTCCTGATATGTTTTCGTTCATTGTTTTTATCTCCAACTCCTATATTCATTATTATACATTTTTTAAAATTTTATTTACCAGCCGTGATAATGATGTGATCGCCAACTGTGCCGATATGGTCGAAATACTCGATACTCCGGATAATACACCCGATCGACTACACGATACTCATGATATACCGGATATGTGGAATAATATGGGGCTACAGATACAACACATCCTGGCAAAAATAACAACACTGTGCTTATGAAAAGAACTTTAATGATCGAAACCACATTAGTTTATCCTTTACCAAAAAATTTTAACACTTTATCCATTATACCATAATTTCCAAATTTTTCAATCGTTCTTTCAATTTTTTTAGCATGACAATCATTTTGTCTGGATCATCACTTTTCGTATTAATCATCCAGCAATCATAAGCTGCACCAGATTGACCACCTAAAATATATTTAATACCAACGAGTAATCTCTTGTACCATGGTAAATAATGGTTAAGACCTATTTCAACATAAATCGAAGGAATAGGTCTAATACTAGACTCATCAAGATCCAAGACAAATCTTAGAGTATGATTAAAGTGTGAGCAATCACACGTAAAATATTCTTCACCGTCTAGCATGGTTCATATACCTTTTTCTATATGTTCTATGTATTTATTACTTATAATACCACAAAAGATTATCTTCCTGAATCTAAAAAATTTTTTGATTCACATTGAATTTATGGTATAATTGACTTATCAACCACTATAATCATGGTTGTGTTGGGATTATCCCAGAAATAATCTTTGGAAAGGAAAAAATATGAAAGAACTCCCATCATTTGTTGCGAAAGAAACCGCTATGATTC